TGGTGGTGGAGGTGGTGCTCTTGAAGGTGCTGGTACAGTTGGTGCTGGTGGTAATGGTGGTGGTGGAGCTGGTACTAACGCTGGAACTCCTGGTTCTGGTACAGCAAATACTGGTGGTGGTGGAGGCGGTGGCGGTTCAAGGGTTGATGGTGCTGCAGGCGGTTCAGGTATTGTTATCATTCGTTACCAATACCAATAAAAGGATAATATATGGCACATTTTACACAAATAGAAAATAACATAGTAACTCAAGTTATAGTAGTTAATAATGAAGATATTTTAGATGAAAATAATGAAGAGCAAGAAGCATTAGGTATAGCTTTTATACACAACTTATATAACGATAATACTACTGTATGGGTACAGACTTCATACAATAGTAACTTTAGAAAAAACTATGCTGGTGTAGGATATATATATGATGAAACAAGAGATGCTTTTTATGCACCTCAACCTTATCTATCATGGACTTTAAATAATACATCATGGTTATGGGAAGCACCTACTCCTTATCCTAATGATGAAGAGCATTACACTTGGAATGAAGAAACTTTAAGTTGGGTTGAAAAATAGTGTTATCAATATTATCAGGAATATTAGGCTTTGCTACATCAGGACTTCCTAGTGTATTAAAGTTTTTTGAACAAAAAGGCGATCAGAATCATGAACGAGAGATGGCTAAAATTGAGATGGAAAGAAGTTTGGCAATGGCCGAGAAAGGATTTGCTTCACAGGAAAAAATTGAAGAACTTAAAACCGAACAAGTTAGCATGGATACATACACTCAAGAAAGAGTGGCGTTATATAAAAACGACGAAGCGTCTGCAGAAGGGGCATCTACTTGGGTTGTTAATTTGCGTGCTAGTGTTCGCCCCATTATCACCTATATTTTTGTCATTATTCTTTTGGTGGTCGACTTTGTAGGTTTATATTGGGCTATACAATCAGGTCATAATTATTCAGAAGCAATGCATATTGTATTTAGTGATGAAGAAATGGCTATATTGGCATCTATTATTGGCTTTTGGTTTGGGTCTAGACATTGGGAAAAATAAGTGAACACATCAGAAAAGGGTATAACCCTCATAAAGTATTTTGAAGGAGTACATGCCACACCTTATAGATGCCCTGCGGGCTATTGGACTATCGGTGTTGGTCATCTTGTTAGTTATGATGATAAACTACTCTCTTCATGGGATCGCACTCTTTCAGATAACGAGATAGATAACTTATTAAAAAACGACTTAAAGAAATTTGAAAATGGAGTTATTCGTCTACTACATCCTAAACAACCAACACAATCTGAGTTTGATGCTCTTGTCAGTTTTAGCTTTAATCTTGGCTTGGGATGCTTTCAAAGGAGTACAGTTCGTTCGGCTTTTATACGTGGTGATAAAAAAAGAGCTGGCGAAGTTCTTTTAAAGTATTGTAGAGCAGGAGGTCGTAAACTTAAAGGATTGATTAGAAGACGATTTGCAGAGCATGCTCTGTTAATGTCAAAAGGATAAAGTATGCCACTGAGCAAGTTAAAATTTAAACCGGGTATTAACCGAGACCGTACTGATTTAGCTCAAATGGGTGGTTGGTATGATGGCAATATGATTCGTTTTAGAGACGGATACCCTGAAAAAATAGGTGGTTGGCAAGCAGTTACTTTTACTCAATATGTAGGTGAGGCTACTAAACTTTTTGTTTATTCTATAGACACTGGCGCAGAAATTGCGGGCTTAGCTACTACTAAAAAAATATATATTCGTGCTGGTACAACTCTTTATGATATTACTCCTATCCGTGTAACTTACACTACTTCAACCACTCCTTCTACAGATAATTGTTTTACTACTAATACTACCGCAGGTACTGAAGGGCAAGTATTAGTAACACTTACTGGACACGGTGCTACTACAGGTGATTATGTTACTTTTAGTGGTGCAGTGGCAGTTGGAGGTATTACAGCCGTACAACTTAATTTAGAGTTTGAAGTTACAGTTATTGGTGGTAATACATTTACTATTGAAACTGCTGGAACAGCTACTTCAGCTGCTACAGGTGGTGGTACAGGAATTACTGCAGCTTTTCAAATTAACATAGGTGTTGATGCTTCAGTAGCAGGATATGGTTGGGGCGCAGGTACATGGAGTCGAGGAACATGGGGTGGTGCTTCAGTTCTTCCAGCTATTACTAATGTGCGTCTTGTCTTTATGGACAACTTTAACAACGACCTTATATTTAATTTACACGATGAAGGACCTATTTATTATTGGGATTATAGTGCAGGATTTTTCGTTAGAGCAGTTTTATTAAGTTCATTAGCAGGGTCAATTGCTGTACCTGCAAAAACAGAAAAAACTTTATTTTCTCCAAGTGGACATTTATTAGCTTTAGGTGCAAGTGCATATAGCGAAACAGCTACTGCAGGTGCTACTATTTCAAGTATTACAAGTTCTACAACGACAGCTACTGTAACTACTGGAAGTGCTCATGGATTAGCTACTAATGATTGGGTAAGTCTATCTGGACAAACAACAACTGCTTATTCAGGTACCTATCAAATTACAGTAACTAGTACGACTACTTTTACATATACATTACCAGCAGCTACTACATCTCCTGCCTCTGTTGCAGGAAGCTATCAAAGTATTAACTACTCAGTAGGTTCATTTGATCCAATGTTAATTAGATGGGCTGACGTTAATGCAGATATAGGACCTAAACCAGAAGTATGGAAACCTGAACTTGCTAATAGCGCAGGGTTTTTATTTGTTAAAGAAGGTTCTAAAATTGTTACCGGCGCTAACGTAAGACAAGAAACTCTTATATGGACTGATACTTCACTAAGCACACTACAATTTTTAGGTACGGCTGAAGTGTTTGGATTACAACTTTTATCAGGTGATACTAATATTATGGGACCTAATGCTTATGCAAGTGTTAATAATAATATGTATTGGATGGGTACAGATAACTTCTTTATTTATGATGGTAGAGTTAATGTTCTTAAGTGTCCTTTACTACGATATGTATTTGAAGATATTAATAGAGAGCAAGCTCAACTTGTTTATGGTGGTACTAATAAAGAATTTAATGAAGTCATATGGTTCTATTGTTCAGGTGGGACAACTACTTCAGCTACAATTGATCGTTATGTAATCTACAACTATCGTGATGATATTTGGTATTATGGACAATTAAATAGAACTACTTGGGTAGATGCGGGTGTTAATCAATATGCACTAGCTACTTCAGGGGGGTATATATACTCACATGAGAATGGCCCTAACGATGGTCAACCTTTAGGTGCAGCGCCTTTAGCTATTAACTCATATATTGAGTCTGCCTTTATGGATATAGCTGATGGTGAGTTTTATATGTTAACAAAGCGTGTCATTCCTGATGTAGACTTTACTACATCACAAACTGTTAACCCTGTGACAGGAGCCACACTAACACCTGCAGTGGATATGGCAGTTGCAGTTAGTAAGTTTCCAGGAGCAGCAACACAAACTACAGATGCAGCAGGGGCAACACTAACTAGAGGTGTTACAACAAGTGCTACAACAATAGATCAGTATACTAATCAAGTATTTATAAGAGCACGAGGTAGACAAATGAACTTTAAAATATCATCAGATACTGTAGGTACACAGTGGCAACTAGGGGATACAAGAGTTGATGCTAAACCAGATGGACTAAGGGGATAATATGTCACACGTCGTACAACCTAAATCACCTAACTTAGTCTTACCTCCTATAGAGTATAGTGAAGACCAACAGAACCAACTACAGAATCAGCTAAGGTTATACTTTGCACAACTAGATAAAGCGCACTTAGATGAGATTAGAAACTTACACACTAACAATGTAATGCATTGGATGGGGATATAATGTCAGGTGAATTTCAAAGTTTAACAGGGAAAAAACTAGCGGCGGCGGATGTAACTGCTACGATGGCTATCGTGTATGAAACACCTGCTAATACAAGAACTTATATTAAAGACATTATGGTGACTAATCACAGCGGTAGTTCTGGAAGTGCAGGAACTATTTCTATTCACATAGTAGCAGCGGGTGGAATTGCTGCGTCTGGCAATGAGCTTATAGACACTTATTCAGTAGCAAAACAAGAGTATTTGCATTGGTCAGGATTGCAGATAACAGACCCCGGAGATACCATACAAGTTTTATCAAACGGGACTAATTTAACCATCACTATATCAGGAGCTGAAGCCGTATAAAACGGTTTATATATGGACATATACATGATATTATTAGACAATATAGAATGGGGTAATTTAAAGATTCCTCCTGTTAATCTTTATAATGCACCTAGGGTAAAATAATGAGCTATATAGACGAACACGTAGAATATCTAGGAGTGCATGAAGGAACTAAGGGTGGTTTGAAACGAGTTGAAGATTCGTCTAAGTCCGCAGCCCCCTATGGATTGGATAAGCCGCCTATTGATAGAAAAGATAAAGAATCAGATAAAGCATACGCAAAAAGAGTTTTACAGTATTTTGAAAAAGAAGCAATAAATACTTTAGGAGATGCTTATAGCAATGCCCCAACCGGAGTAAAACGGGCTGTTTTAGATAGTTATTATAATTCAGGGAAATTATATGACGGGCAGATTGCTAGTTTAAAAGGTTCAGATTATTCGGGGTTTGCTCAAAATACATTGGACATCGTTTCTGCTAACGATCCTAAAACAAATAGCTCAGGAGTATTAAAAGGTTTAGCTAATCGTAAAGCTGCAACTTATAATTTAATGGCCGCAGATGTAGGATTACCTTTGATAACAGGGGGTGAGTTAGCAGCCGTAGATGGGAAAGCAAGAATAATTTATAGTACGACTGAAGAGCCGTACACTTTTGATTTTCAAAGCCCTTTACATAGTGGGAGCAAACCGGGAGCTTTAAATGTAATAGCCCCTGCAACAAAAAAAGAAAAAGCACCTGGCGTTAGCCCTTTTGAATACCATAAGCAGGGGGCTGAGACAGAATCTCAATACGGCAAAGGTACAGAAAAACGATCTAACTTGAGCAATTATGAAAAGGCTCAAAACAAGGTGGCAAGTACAGATCTTAGCGGTATATATCCGAACCAGAACTTACCAAATGCACCACGAAATTTAGGGACGGTTGAGATACCCCCTGATCAAACAATTACCCCTTACCGGGAAACTATAAAGGAAGACGTTACTGTGAGACCAGATCAAATAAGAACAACTGAAACCATTGGTGTAACAGCCCCTCGATACTCTATAGGCGAACTGCAAGAAAGAGCAAGGCGCAGTATGATGCAAGGTAACCGCCAAGATAGAATGGAAGACTATCAAGTGAATAGAGAATATCAAGAAGACTATCCTTATTTATATCCAAGAAACACAGGTAGCTATGCCTTACCTCAACAACAAGCAGCTCAAAGAATGATGGGCGGTGGTATGGGATACGCTCAAGGCGGTGCTGTTAATCAAGCTCAAAACATGTCTTCGTCAAATCAATCGAATAACCCAGGTATGTCTTTAGCTCCACCGGCTCCAAATCAAGCAGCGCAAGGCTTAGCTTCTTTAGGTCGTGGTGGCGACTCAACTCTAGTACATATGCAACCTCAAGAAGTAGCGGGTCTACAACAACTTGCTCAAGCCAATGGCACTTCACTTACACGCAATCCTCATACTGGTTACCCTGAAGCATTTCAGATGGGGGGTCTCCTTAAAGGAGCAGCAACTCTCGCGGCCGGATACTTTACTGGTGGTGCAGCTCTTGGAGCAGGTATGTCCGCAGGTGCCGCGACTGGAGCCTCAATAGCAGCAGGTGCAGCAACAGGTGCAGGTTTAGCTGCAGCAACAGGTGAGGATGTTGGAGCAGGTATGATAAGTGGTGGTTTAGGTGGTATGGGTGGTGGAGGTTTTGCCACAGCTCCTGCTGCTGCGGGTGCTTCTACTGTTGGAAATGCAGTCCCCTATGCCAGTTTAGCTACTCCAACAGCAACAGGTGCCGCCGGTGGTGTTTCAAGTGTGGCGGGTACGGGTAGCCTTGCTGCTCCTATTACGGATACGGCAGGC